TATGGCTCAAGTATCTTCAATTAGTAGGGTTGGAACTACTGAGCCATTTTATCTTCAAGTAGCTCGTAATCAAATATCGTTTCACAAATCTAACTTTAAATTTGGTTTTAATCCTGACATAGATGATGCGTTAGAAACAGTATGGGCACAAGGTGGTTTGTATTCCTATCTAGCTTCTGCTTCTGTACTAAAAGTCTCTAGCTCGTCAACAGCAGACGCCTCAGCAGGAACTGGTGCTAGAACTGTAGAGCTTTCTGGATTAGACACAAACTATGATGAAATAAGCGAAACAGTTACATTAAATGGACAAACTGCAGTAAATACAACTAATGAATTTTTAAGAATTAATAGGATGGTTGTTAGGTCTGCAGGAAGTGGTGGACAAAATGCTGGCGTTATATATGCAGGAACTGGCACAGTCACGACTGGAGTACCAGCAAACAAGTACGCTACTATAGCTATAGGCGACAACCAAACTGTAATGGCATTATGGACAGTTCCAAGAGGTTATACTGCATACCTATTACAGACAGATATAACTGTAGCTACTACACAAAATAACAAATATTGTACTGTTCACTTGGTATCAAGACCAAATGGTGAAGTGTTTCAAATTAAGGATAAATTCGTTAAGGCAGAAAGCTCAGTACATCAAGCATACACTATACCCCTAAAGTTTGAAGAGAAAACAGATATTGAAGTAAGAGCCATAGGCGATAGTTCAGGAGCAGACATAGCTATATCTGCTGGTTTAGATATTATATATATACAAAATGATGGAGCTTAAGCATGGCAACAAGTGGTACAGTTGCATTTAGACCTAATGTAGATGAGATAATAACAGAATCATTTGAGCGTTGTGGCATAGATATACAGACAAGGACTGGTGACCACGCTATATCAGCAAGAAGAAGTATTAATTTATTATTTTCTGAATTTGCTAATAGAGGCATAAACTATTGGACTTTATCACAAAACACCTTGCCTTTAGTTAATGGAACTACAAGTTATACACTACCAGTAGGAACTATAGATATATTGGATGCAGTTATAAGAGATAGCTCAAGTGGCACAGATCAGATAATAAATAGAATTACGATACAAGATTACAACCAATTACCTAATAAGGATAGCGAAGGCAAGCCAAGTCAATATATGATAGATAGACAATACACGCCAGTAGTTTACTTTTGGGCAGTACCTAATACATCTACATATTCTATGGTTTATTGGGCTATGAACCAACTAGAAGACGTAACTTTATCTAATCAAGATGCAGACATACCTTATAGATGGAATGACACTATATGTGCAGGATTAGCTTCTAAACTAGCCATGAAATATGCACCAGAGAAATTTCAGTTATTAAACGAAATGTATGAGAGGTCTTTTAACTTTGCGGCATCAAGTGACAATGATGGTGTTAGTTTGAGGGTTCAACCAACAGCGTTGAATATGACATAATGGCGAAACTTGCTAGTGGCAAAAAATCTGTTGCAATAAGCGATAGAAGTGGTTTTAAGATTAAATATACTGATCTTAAGACAACTTGGGATGGCTTGCGTGTTGAGCCTAGCGAATGGGAACCGAAGCACCCACAATTAACGCCAGCTAAAAATGTTGTAGATGCTACTGCTTTATTTCAACCACGACCAGACAATGATCCTGAAAATGTATCTATATTTTATGGCTATAGTACACAAGATATATTTGCTTCAAGGGTAGAACGCTCACAAAAGGGTGTTGGTATTGTAGGTGTTGGTGCTGTAGGCTTCTTGGATACAATTAGAGCAGATATGAAAGTAGATGCCACTAGTGTGTCTGGAACTGGAGCAATAGGCGATGCGATAGTTTCTGACAACGAAGATGTAGTCGTAACTGGCGTATCATCTACTGGTGCTATTGGAACAGAAACACTAGACATTGGGGCAGAGGCTTCAAGTGCTATTGGTACTGGGGCTATAGGTGACGAAACATTTGACACACAAACTGGCACATTGACTGGACTTGCAGGTACTGGTGCTATAGGCACATCTACATTCTTTATTACTACTGATGCTCCAGTAACTGGTGTCAATGGTACTGGTGCAATTGGCTCAGAGACATTGGAATCAGAGATTAGTGAGACTGGAGTGTCAGCAACTGGAGCTATAGGAGATGAAAGTTTAGAAACTGAAGCTAATCCTTCTGGCGAGGCTGGAACAGGAGCTATAGGAGCAGAAGTTCCAGAGGCAGAATTAAGCGTAACAGGAGTTAATGGTACTGGAGCTACTGAGGCGTTTGGCGTAAGTGGTAATGGCAATGTGTTACTGCAGGTCACTGGTGTTAGTGGCATAGGTGCAACTGGAGCAATTGGTGAAGAAGTTGGTGTAGCAGAAGCTATTGAGACTGGTCTGGCAGGAACAGGAGCAATTGGAACAACAAGCATTGAAATAAATAGAGGTTTTGGTGAAGGTGCTTGGAGTGAGGGAACATGGGGTGAGTAAATGAATTATACAGAATTAGTTTCAAATATACAAAATTTTATGGAAGATGACAGTACAGAGTTTCAAAACTCTATACCAGACATTATAACACAAGCAGAGGCTATGATATTTGCTAGATTGCCTAGTCTACCTTGTTACAGACAAAAGCAGAGTGGCAACCTTGTTATAGGAACTGCTGAATATGCAGTAGCTAACGCTAGAATGATAAGGCAAGTGTCAGTAACCAAAGCAGATAGTGATGTAATATACTTAAAACACAGATTAGATTCATATTTAAGAGATTATGTGCCTAACGCCACTACACAAGGCACACCATTTATGTATGCGACAAAAGATGCAGATACAAATGGAATTACAATATTACTGGGCCCAGTACCTTCAGCAACACTTGCTTATGAGGTGGATTTTGTGGGTCTCGAAACAGGATTATCTGTTTCCAATGCTAATAATTGGATAGGAGATAATGCAGAGCAAGTTTTGTTATCAGCTTGTCTATACGAAAGTTCCTCTTTTCTAAAGGCACCCGATAGTGTAAACTTGTATAAAGCTCAGTTTGATGAAGCAATAGCTTTATTCCAACAAGAGATGCAACGTAATTATAGAGCAGAATACGAAGGAGGTATTTAACAAATGGCAATTACACAAGCAATGTGTACAAGTTTTAAGGCAGATGTTTTAAATAAAGAACAAGACCTCGAAGCTGATACACTAAAAATAGCACTTTACACAAGTTCTGCAACATTAGGAGCAGCAACTACTGCGTACTCTGCAACAAATGAAATATCAGGAACTGGATACTCAGCAGGGGGTGTTACACTAACATCAACAACAGTAGCGACCACTGGCACAACTGCATACTTTGATGCAGATGACCCAGAATGGACAAGTGCAAGTTTTACTGCTAGAGGTGCTTTAATATACAATAGCACTAACGCAGATAAAGCTATAGCAGTTCTAGACTTTGGTGGAGACTTTACAGTTTCAAGTGGTACATTTAGGATTGTATTTCCAGCAGCAGGAGCTTCAGCAATTGTAAGGATAGACTAAAATGGCAAGCACATACGTTAATGATCTTAGACTTAATGAATTAGGCACTGGCGATGCTAGTGGTACTTGGGGAACTATAACAAACCTCAACCTAGAATTGATAGGTGAGGGATTAAGTTATGGTACTCAAGATTGTTTTACCTCAAATGCAGACGCCACAACTACTGTGGCAGATGGAGCAAGTGATCCAGCAAGAGCGATGTATTTTAAAGTAACATCCTCAGCAACATTAACTGCGACAAGAACATTAACTATAGCCCCAAATACTGTATCAAGATTGCAATACATAGAAAATGCTACAACTGGTGGTCAGTCTATAAATATATCCCAAGGCAGTGGATCAAATGTCACAATCCCAAGTGGGGCTACAAAAGCAGTATATTTGGATGGTGCAGGCAGCGGAGCAGCAGTAACAGACGCTTTTGCTAACTTTAGTGCAGGCACAATCACTGCTTCACTGACAGGTACAGCATCAAATGCTGCCTTACTTGATAGCCTTGACAGTACACAGTTTCTACGAAGTGATGCAGCAGATACCAAGACATCAGGTGATTTATCTTTTAGTGATAACGTAAAAGCCATATTTGGTAATGGCTCTGACCTACAGATTTATCACGATTCAAGTGGAAGCCATAGTCAAATTAAAGAAAGTGGTACTGGTAATCTTCAAATTTGGGCAGATGATTTATATATTATCAAGTCAGACGGCTCTGAAACCAAAGCACAATTTAATTCTGATGGTAATGTCCGTTTATTTTATAATGGCTTAGAAAAACTAGCCACCAAGTCAGATGGTGTAGACATCACAGGCGAACTTCAAGCTGACAGTCTAGACATTGATGGTGATGCTGATATTAGTGGTGCACTTACAATGGGTGGTAATATTAATCTGCAAGACAATGACACCCTAAGAATAGGTACGAGTGCTGACTTTCGTCTTTACCACGATGGTTCTAATTCATACATAGATGACCTTGGTACTGGTGATTTATATATTCGTGCTAGTGATGACCTATTCATTCAAAAATATACTGGCGAAACAATGATTCATTGTAATGTTGATAGTTCAGTAGACATTTATTATGACAACAGCAAAAAACTAGCTACTTCAGGAGTTGGTGTCACAGTAACAGGTAGTGTTACTGCCAGTGATTACTTTGGGCTAAATGCTGCCAACTACATGCAGTTCAGTAATAACTCTTACGCAAGGTTCGTACTTAACAGTGGTGAACGTGCTAGGGTGGAAGCAGATGGTGACTTCCATGCAGATGGTGACGTAATTGCTTACTCAACAACTATATCAGACGAAAGACTGAAGACAGATATTGAGAAGATTGAAAATGCTACAGACAAAGTAAGTCAGCTAAATGGTTACACATTTACATACAAAGC